CCTGACGGTGATAATGCTTCGCTGGGGTTACTGGCTACAACATCTATTGATAGTAGCTTTCCGTTTGTCATTAGTGCGGCGGCAATCCAAGCGGCCTGCACAAACCTTCAAGTGTTTATTTCTGGGGAGGTTGCAGTCTTCAAAGGTAATCACACAACAAACTTAGATCTTGACAAAGCCTCAAGAACTATTGTAAAATCTCTTGACTTTTTTGAAGCTGAAAGAGATGTGTGGAAAGAAATGTATAGTAATTCAATTGAGCCTGAAACTGCAGTTAGAATGTTTGCAGATATTGTAGGCATAGGAGACCAACTAAATGAGCTTCTTCAAGAAGGGCATAACCCGTACAATATCGGCAATTATCTCAAAAGACACAACACAGGTTTTAATTACCTTGTCAATTGTTACAGGAATATATATTGTCCTCGGCTTGGTAATACTGAATGGGCAGCCTATAACGCAGTAACAGATTATACTACCCATGCTGACAATGTTCGTAACAAAAATACTCTTGCGTCTGTTCAGTTCAAACGACAGCAGGATTCTATTTCAACTCTTCGTAGATATTTGAGGGCGGCATAACATGGCTAATGTACACATTGAAAATGACGTATACGTTTTAGCATCTGATATTGAAGTAGATGATGTGTCAGACATAATTAACATTATGAATAATAATTTTATTTATCCTTCAGATATTTTAAAAGCAATGGACTGGGAGCTTCCTGATCTTCAGGAGGCCGCACGACAGTTAGGTATTGAGGATATGCCTTTCACTACAACGGGTGCAGGACTTTTGCATATATTTAAAAAGATGGAGACGACAGAACAGCGGGAGTTTTTATCGCTGATTACAGACAGTATCATCAGCTATTATAAATCTGATTTAACTCTTGCATATCCTAGCGATATATCATGAGTAATAAAGAAAGAGGAGACCCAGCAGTTCGCGCCATGGGTCGCAACAAACCTGACCGGAACTGGTATCCCGATAACTTTGATTGGTATATAAAATGGGGAGCATCTATTTTAGTTTTATGTAGTTTAGCCATGAGATCTGCCGGACCAGAATACCGTATATATGATCTTATGTTTGGAAGTGTTGGGATTGCTTTATGGACATGGGTCTCTGTAATATGGAGAGATCGTGCACTGATAATGTTAAACACTATATCATTTTTTATGTTAACTGTAGCACTATTGAAGGAGATTTAAAATGAAAAGTAAAATTAGTTTCATGTTACAAGAATGTCTATTCTTAGGAATATTTATAATGCCTTTGTTTGTTGCGGCCTTTGTTGGACACATAGTTAATTAGGAGTGTATATGAAACAGCCGGAGAACGACCACACTAAACACTTTGGAAACGACGGGCCTGTTGGCAACGACGCAGAGATTGTTGTGTACTATGAGGAACACGGACCAGCAGAGCCAGTGTTACGCATACCGTTCTGGTACTATAGAGAAGAGATAGGGATGTTTGAACACTTTGAAGCATCAGTTCACAGGACAGCAAAGGCTTTAAAAGAATCTTACACATACTGGCCCGAAGGTTATATACATATTCAAACAATTATCAACGATGAATATGTAAACATAATATGATGACAGATGAAGAAATAGAACAGTGGCTACGAGACAATCCGTGGAAAGCCTATGTGGTTTATCCTTTCGGAGGGATTCTAGGTGCGCTGTTTGTACAATACACCTGCATTCAAATCATTGATTCTTTTTTAACAGGCAAGATTACATAAAGGAAATGTTATGTTAGAAGCAACAGAAATTGAAGCAATCGTTTCAGACCTTGTGTTTGTAAACATTTACTGTAACTCAAATCCAGATTACGATTCAGTTCTCAAAGGCCTTCAAGCTTTAAACTTGAGCTATGAACAAACCTATGATATACTTAATCGCATTCGTGAAGGAGGATACTAATGTCAATTGATGATGCAAAACCTATGGAGTGGGACAAGGTAAGAGAACTCGCAAAGCTTTCTATCAGAAAAGATCCTGATCCAGTAACCAGACCAGACCATTATAATATGGGAGCAGTAGAAGCTATTGAAGCAATAAAAGCTTCCATGCCTGACCACGAGTTTCGAGGCTACCTTAAAGGTAACGCACTCAAGTACCTATGGCGTTACGATTATAAAGGAAAACCTATTGAAGATTTACGAAAGTGTAAATGGTATTTAGATAAATTAATTGAAGAGGTAAACCAATAAACATGGAGATGTATTTTATAATTTTAACAATAGGGGTAGCAGGCATATGGTTGATGATAAAGATGGAGGAATAATGAAAGTAATTGAAGGTAATTTTTCACAAAAAGAATCCTTTACAGATGTAGATTTATTTGATAGAATTCAAAACTCATTAGACACTTTAAGAACTCAAATGTCCGCAACCAAAGACTCAGGGTTTTTGTTAATCATTGAAAGCGACGGAGAAGTAAACATATCTTCCGACCTTTCTCCTGAAGGACTTAACTTTATCTTAGATAGCGTTAAGATGAGTACACTTCTTTCATCTTTGTCCACTTAAGGCACTGGATTATGCACGAAGAAACTTTATCTGAAGATGAATTTATTGAAGACGTTTTAATTAGAGCGTTTATCATGATGCTTGGCGTTAATATTCCACCAGAAAATGTTCGATCATATATGGAATCGTGGGTTAAACTACAGGCCAAGCAGCAGAATAAACCAATTACAGAAGAATTTGTTTTACAACAAATACCCGCCTACATTACACACTTACACAATAGGAGATAAGTATATGGCAGTTTTAGAAGGACGAGCATACTGGTCGTTTGTTACCACACCAAACACTAAATTTACACCCGCTTATTCAGTTAACCTTGTAGTCGATGACGAGGTGGCTGATGGGTTCAAGTCCCGTGGCTTTACAGTAAAAGATATGGACGAGGGTCCAGCGCTTATCATCAAGCGTAAGGTTGACGGGCCTCGTGGCATGATTCGTGATGCGCCAAAGCTTTATGATAAAAGCAAGAAAGAAATAAATGTTACCGTTGGTAACGGCTCTCATGTTAAGGTGCAGTTTAAAGAGTGGGAGACACAGTGGAACGGTCAAGACTTTAAGGGTTTAGATTTCCAAGCCATGCAAGTACTAGACCTTATTCAGTATGATGCACCAGACGGTGCTGAGTTTGACATTGAAGAAGAAGATGAAGGAGATGAGATTTAATGAGTAACATTACTTACGTCCATGAGGACACAACTTATGATGTAAATCTACTATCACCGGAGGGCCAAAAGGCCTTCCAGCTTTTAGTGTTAGCAGAGCAAGACGTTCGAGGTCTTGAAGATCGAGTGGTTATTGCACAAGCCGCATCGGTTGCATTACACGCCAAAGTCCAAGAGTATCTCTCAGAAGATGCTGTGTTTATTGAGGAAGCTGAAATCGTAGAGGATTAAAATGGCTTTTATTCAAACTCGACTCCCCTGCCCAGAGTGTGGGGGTTCCGACCCTGCAGCTATGAACGATGATGGATCTATCAAATGTTTTAGCTGTGGGGTTTTCATTCCTAAACCAAAGGAAGAAAACAAAGTGACTTCGATATCTAACTTTCAGAAGACACCCATATCCAACGGGGAATTTTATCCCCTTACAGACAGAGGTATCAGCCTAGCAACAGCTAAAAAATACAGGGTGCTTTCTGTTAAAAACTCTACGGGCCAGATCGTCGAGCATATATACCCTTATTACTCTGGCAATGAAGCAGTAAGCTCCAAAGTTCGTAAAGAAAATAAAAGCTTTATATGGCGTGGAGACAGCAAGAGCTGTGGTCTTTTCGGCCAACAGTTGTTTCAGAGCGGAGGCAAGTACGTAACACTTGTTGAAGGCGAAGTAGATGCAATGTCAGCCTATGAACTTATGGGGTCTCAATGGCCTGTCGTATCTATACGCAACGGCGCACAATCAGCAGACCGTGATGTCAAAGAAAACCTAGAGTTCTTAGAATCTTTTGATAATATTATTATTAACTTTGACAACGATCAGCATGGCCGTGAAGCAGCAAAGAAGGTCGCTAGACTTTTACGTCCGGGCAAAGCTAAGATCATGGAAGTCCCCGTTGATTACAAAGACGCTAACGATATGTTACGGGCCGGACAGCACAAGGCCTATGTCCACAGCTGGTGGAACGCTAAGAAGTATACACCCTCAGGCGTCCTCAACGTATCTGACAACTTAGAAAGTTATCTTACCAGAACACGAACAGACTCTGTACCCTTTCCTTGGGAAGGTCTAAACGAAAAGCTTGAAGGTCTTCGTGCTGGTGAGCTAGTAACCTTGACGGGTGGTACAGGCCTTGGCAAATCTAGTGTCACCCGTGAGCTAGAGCATTGGCTCATCAAAAAGACTAAAGATAACGTCGGCGTTATGGCCCTCGAAGAAAACTGGCAAAGAACTATTGATGGTATTTTATCCATTGAGGCCGATGCCCGACTACACCTCGATAGCGTTCGTAATCTTTTTGACGATGATAACCTAAGAGAAATGCACCAAGAAATGTTTGGAGGCGAGAACACAGATCGTGTTTGGGTTTACGGACACCTTGGGATGAACGACCTAGAAAGTGTATTCAGCAAACTGCGCTACATGATCATCGGTTGTGATTGTAAGTGGATTGTTCTTGACCACCTTCACATGCTTGTTCTTTTATCCGACGACCCCGATGAACGTAAAGCTATTGATATGATTATGCACAGGCTTAGAACTCTCGTAGAAGAGACCGGCTGTGGTATGATTCTTGTGTCACACCTTCGACGTACTCAAGGTGATCGAGGCCATGAGAACGGTATCGAGACTGCATTAAATCATCTACGTGGCTCACAATCTATTGCACAGTTGAGCGATTGTGTGATAAGCTTAGAGCGTAACCAACAGTCAGATGATGTTATGGTTGCCTCAACTACAAAGGTTCGCGTATTAAAGTCTAGATACACTGGTGATGTAGGTTTAGCTACACATCTACACTACGACCAAGATACTGGACGCCTTAACGAAGTAGACATTGACACAATGATTGACGAGCTTGGAGATGAAATATGACATCCTATGTTTTCGATATAGAAGCAGACGGGCTGCAACCAACAAAGATATTTTGTGTTGTTGCACTTGATACAGAGACCGGAAAGTTCTACGAGTATGGTCCTGAGTGTATTGACAAAGGAATAAATCTTTTAAAAAATGCCAGCAAACTTATTGGTCATAACATTCTTGGCTACGACATTCCAGTTGTTAAGAAATTAACGGGTGTCGATCTTGATGATGGCAACATAAAGATTGTAGATACCCTCGTACTTTCTAGATTGTTTAACCCTTCTCGTGAGGGCGGACACGCTCTTGAGGGCTGGGGTTACAGGCTACGACATCGTAAGATTGAGTATGATAACTTTGAATACTATACACCTGAGATGATGAAGTATTGTAAGCAGGACGTGTCACTTAATTATAAAGTTTATAAACATCTAACAACAACAGAGCTTCCGGGCTTTGGTCCAGCAGCAGTTAGGCTAGAGCATGAAGTTTATCGCATCTTAAATACACAAAGAGAAAAAGGCTTCAAGCTAAATCAACAACACGCAATGGAGCTTTTAGCAGAGCTAACAGGCAAGTTATCTCAAGCAGAACGACAGGTGCACAAAACATTCAAGCCCCGTGAAACATCCATGGAACTTGTTCCTATGTTTACTAAAGCAAGTAAGCTGTCTAAGATGGCGCAAGTCCACAAAGAAACAAGGAAGGTTAGGCTGTCTGATGAAGAGTATGAGAAGGCGAGTATCAATCCGAATGAGCATCTTATTCGCCGTGATTCTGAACCTTTTA